CCATCTCTTGAGCAATTAACATTTTCAGCAGACGAAAGTTTAATAACCCCCTCAGCACCAGAGAATTTTACTGGATCATTACTGTTATCAAGTCCAGCAAACCCAGTATACCTCTGCTTAAACCCAACTGTATTTCTTTCCTTATTCATGCCGGTTCCTGCGGAGCTATATAATGTTTTCTCGTTTTTCCAAGCCACTCTCTAAACTTCCTCAGTCCGTCAAGTTTTGACATTTCTCGGGATTGTGTGTTTACTTTTAAGCCGTCTAAACCATCCTCAAAAATATCAAACATTAAGGCTGCCGCACCGTTTACAAGTATTTGACGATGAAGAAAATCAGGAATGCTTGAAGGAGAATCAGAATCAGTTGTTAAAGGTTCAGGATTCTTGTAATAAATTACTGTCAATGTTTGCACAGTAGTTGGGATCGGGGAATACCAAAGGACAGTTCCTTCTAACGCAACGCCTTCAATATCCCCCATTTCAGTCATAGTGCCATTAAGATCCATCAGTCGTTCGAGTGTAGAGTAGATAGGAATCGACGTTCCTGAACTATCATAGACTCTAGAAAGAACACCTGAAAAACCACCTTCAACTCCTGTTAGCGATGCATACGCTGCAGTAAGACTTGTGGTAACAGTGTCTATTCCTTTTAACTCTGGTACAAGACAAGCCGCAACGACTTGAAGATAAACATCGTTGATATAGGCATCAATCATGTTATCTGTAAATGCCGGATCATTAACGGCAAGCTTGACTTCGTCTCTAATTTCACTTAATAGCATTTGATTTACGTTCCAGGAAGAATTGTTACAAGCATATGAACGCGGAAAGTTCCAGCTGTTGCCGTACCGATAGTTGCATAAACACACGGAACAGTAGTAGCCGCGCCTATAATACAACGTGGAGCAGCGATACCAGTCTTTGCAATTGCAGCCGTTAACCAGTCAGACGTATTACCTGTAGTAGGAGCAGCCCATGCGCCGGCAGTTACAGCATAATCAGCAGTTTTAAAATACTCATCCGCATCAACAATAGTAACAACACCACCGGTAGTCACTGCATTTGTAGCCAAAGTACCACTACCAATATCAACAGTATTTCCAGCAGTAGCTGCTACGATATTCTGAACTGCGACTTCTTGGACAATAATAATCTGACCGGCAACCGGGAAAGAAAAAAGCATAGCGGCTTTAGCAGTACAAGTACCACAGTTTACTATACCAGAAGTAAGCCAAAACGGATTTTCAAGAACATTCGTTCTTTGATCAGTTCGTCTATAATCACCAGCAATTTCAAGTGTAGCCATTTTAAAATCTCCTTATTTTATTTAGCGAATTACGCTATACTGACAGAAAACATAAAGTTTCCCAGTTGTCCACGTAGTTCCAAGAGTGACAGTAATTTCTCCTGTTCCCTTGTCAAAATACTTTCCTACAGCTGAAGCCAGAGTATCTTTCGTCGCAACTTTAATACCAACAACCCCAGCATCGACTATATCAGACGAAAGAAAACCTACCGTGTTTGCTGTTTCAGTATTTCCAGACCATCCAACAGTTACATCTGTTGCACTACAAACTGTTTCAACCCAAACCCAAACGCCACTGACAAAGGCCCACTTAGGAACTCGTAACAGTCCATAAGTACCCGCTGTAACTGCACCACTTAGCGGTTTACTTTTTAACAGCCTAAAATTATCAGACGACGCGTTACTAAAGAAATCAGGCATAATAACCTCCTATTAAGTTAATGCAGTAGCATAACTTGCAGCCGTGATTACCGCGTTGTCTTTTCCATCAAAAACAACCTTTTTACATCCAAAGATACCACCACTACGAATCATGATATAGCGCTTTGCATCCTTTTCGTAAGGAACAAATGCGAGTGTGGTGGACTTAGATTCACCCGCGCCACCCCAAGCAAACGTCGCGGCCTGCGCCCCAAGAAGAACAGAACGGTAGACGTTTGTGTAAATGCTCGGCATTCTTTCAGACTTCGTAATCAGCATCCCGTTATACTCGAGTTCAACATCGTCAACTTTCAATTCCTGAGCACTCCGACGAATGTCTCCCCACTGCGCTACGTTAGTATTCGTTTTGAGCTGATCGAAAACGTAGTTATGAAGAATAACCCTAAAATAATTCTTACCGCCAATCTTCAGCGGACGAATTTTATCACATCCAGTAGCCGGAAGTTCCGCACGCTGTTTCATTCTGTCCAGGAAAGAAAGATCCATAATATCAGAACTTGAAATACTCGCTTCGGCCACGTCATTCACAGTCAGTTTGTGGCCGGTATCAGGTTCAGTACAAGCCTGCGCAAAGGTCTTTCCCGCGACTTTAAATGCTGAATTACCTGCGAGAGTATTAATAACAACTTCAGACAACTTATCCGACCACCAATCCGCAAGAGCATCTTTTCCCTCAGACATAAGATCATAAGGAACCCTTTGCTCTTCCATTCGTCCACCAGTATCAATCGCATGATTCAGCTCTTCAATCGTCATCGCAAAATCTTTAAACCGAATCTTTTCTTCATTCCCTTCTACAGTATCAGCTCCAACAATACCTTCACCAAGCAACTGACGCCTAATAGCAAAAGTAATCTGATCCCCCTCACCTTTTCCAAGCTCCGTCCGCATTTGAACAATACTATCCGTCCCACTTCCAATCAGAGTATTGAACTCCACCGCAGGAAGCATGACATGGAAAAGATCTTTTGCCCATTTTTTTCTTGTCAACGCATCGTTAGTTAAAAACTGAACTTCTCTTGCTGCCATAATTAAATTCTCCTTTTAAGAAATGTCAAACATTGACACTACTTTAATTTTCCCATCATGTACTTTTGGTAAATTTCCTTTGGTACTTCATGGAGTTCGCTTTCATCGAGATTGTCTATTTTTGCTGCTGTCCATACGCCGGTACTTGCGGCGTCGCCGGTTCCAAGTGAAGCCACGCTGCCAGGAGCCTTTTTAGCTTCCAGTACTTTTGCGGCCGTTGGTTTCTCTTTTTGTGGTTCTTTGTTAGTTGTTGGTGTTTCTTTACCTTTGTATTTAGGATGATTTTCTTTTATGATAGAGTACATGTATTTGTAAGGATTCGGTTTTCTCCACACTTCGAGTTCGAGTTGAAGAAGAACTTCGTTATAGTCGCGACCTTCATTTCTTGATATTGTTGTTGCAGCCATTTCAAAGATGTCATCAAAGTTTCTTTTTGTGCAGACATCATATACGTCTGAATACTTTGGACTCATCTCCATTGTTTCAACAAGCATTTCAAGAACTGGAGCTCTTCCTACTGCTACATTGTGAAGTTCAATTTGGAGTTTTTCGAGATTAGTATATTGAGGAGTCTTTGTATTTCCCTCATCATCTATTTCTTCTTGCTCCTTTACACGAGAAAGCTTGGCTTTCATAGCCGCAATTTCTTTTCTCTGTTCCCGAATGAATTGACGAAGTTCGTTGATCTCGTCATTCTCAGGAGGAACTACGGGCTGTTCTTCCTCGGCGTTTACTTCCTCAGTAACTTGAACTTCTTCTGTAGAAGATTCTTCCTTTACCGCTTCCTCAGTACTTTCTACCATCTCAGCATTTTCAGGCGGGGCAATCTCTTCGCCCTGATCCTGCTGCTGAAGGATTTCATCAATTCCTGTTGTCATTCAGTTTCTCCTTGGGATTGTTCCGTTTGCTGCGCTTGCATTTGTTGCTGTGCAAGCTGTTCTTGTTGTTTTAATTCCTGTTCTTTCTTAACCTGCGCCGCGTTAATTAAGGCAATATCACGTTGAAGTGTATTATTTGCCTCCGCTGCATTTGCCTTTACCTGAAGTTCGAGAAGTTTTATCTTCCTTTCTTCTTCAATATTTGCCTGTTGTTGCTGTTGCTGCTGATCGAAAACTTGCTGCACGCGTTTTTTAGCTGAATAAGGTACGTTGCTATACTCAAGAATAAGATCCGGCGGCATGCTTCCAGGATTATTGTGCGCATAGTCTGTAAGAATTTGCGCAATCAGCATTCTAGAAGACGCTGTCTCAATAGTTTCATCTACAACAAGATCGAATTCTCCAGCGGTTATATCATTGAATCCTTCATTATCACGTTGTGTCTGGGTGTTTATTTCCATCAACTGCATTCCGTTTTCACCCTCAATTCGAATAACCTGCGAAGTGCTAACATACTGTTGAATCATAGCGAGAAGAATTTTTCCGGCCTGCATTCGCGTTTCAGCAAAGTTATCGAAGAGTGTATAAAGAACGGCAAGTCCAGTTTCTTGACGTTTAGCTACAGTTACGCCGGGTTCTCTCGAAGATGTTTGGACTCCCATTAAAGTATCTTGGATACCGGAAACATCCTTCATAGATTGTGAAAACATCTGTTCAAGCTGAAGAAAGATGGGACTAATCTGTGGTTGTGTAATAAACTTGAATCGATCAAGTCCGCCCTGCGCAAGCTCCAAATGAAAATTAGGTGACGAGGACTTTTCCTCGTATTCCTCAATATTTAAAATTGCTCCAACTTCGTGTGCAAGTATTCCTTTAGGAAGAGTTTGAAGTAAATGTGATAACTGACGAATCATACTATTCTTAGATTTTTGTGGATCAATCATAGTACGAATTACGCCAAACCAATTATTTACTGTATCATTCTTATACGCA